CAATATCAGCGTCATAACCCATTCGCTCCGCATCTTTTCTAATAATTTCTGATGGTGTCATATTAGTTGCCAATTGTCATAATACCTGTTAATCTTGTAGCCCATTCTTGCCATGTTAAAAAGCCTCTTGAATCGGGTACTCCTGAAGCCATAAAATTACTAATTCCAGACACTGCATCAGCCCATTCTTTCCATCTTTCTTCAGGTAAAGTGCCTAAAGACTGCGACGCAAACTGCTCTGACGTTAACTTGCACCATTGATCCCAATTCATTCCACGTGGATCATACGTAACCATTATGGATTACCTGTACTACGTTCATCGCCAATATCAGCTGAGAGCAAAATTTGACCTTGCTCATAGTTACCATTTACGATGTTACTTTCAAACCTAAGACGCATTTCACGCCGTTGTTCTCTCATGTCTATTTTAAGTGTATTTGGGCTAAAAGTATAGGGGCTTGATGTTTGATCTACATCTTCAGCGTAGCCTTTACCTGTAACATACAAATTCATATCACCGGTCTGAGTAAAGTCCGGCTCAACACGTTCCATACGAATCCATTTGTTAGGTCCAATAACCTCATCAGCGCCAGGGCCACCAGTTACCCAACCTATGTTATTGGTCTCAAAGTAACTTTGTACTGCAGTAACAGAGCTAAGATACACTACATCATTACCAGTCTCGTGTTGCCATAGCGTATAGTTACCGGTTGTGTTTTCTTCATTTCCTGCCCAAATAGGCTTTCTAAATACTTCAGTAAACACGCCGGCAGAGCGTCTTGCGCCTAATGCCTCGCCTGTGTCATACCATATTTGCTCACGAATATTAAAGATGATGGCATTATTGCATTCTGTAGAATCGCCTGATGGGTAAAACCACCAGATCTCGCCCCAACGAGGTACTTTGGAAGCCCAAACTTTTTGACGCTGCGAATAGTTTAAGTTGTCAAAAAAGAAGTTGATATTCATTGTGTTTGGAATCTCTTGCACAACGCCGTTGTACATTAAGAATCGATCAACACCGCACCACATAAATAAGCCGTCATACTCAATTACGCAAGACGACGAAAGAATTGAAGATTGGCTAGTAATAATGTCATACCGCCAATAGAAGGTAGATGCGCCTACTGTTGTAGGGTTATAGCTTACTCGAATGACAGAATCTGTTGACCAGAAGAGGCCAGAAGGTGACGTAGTTCCACCTCTAACAGGTAAACCTTTGACAATTTTTCCTGTGGCTACGTTGGTCTCGTTAGCATCAGCAGAATTCCAGTCAAAGAAGTTACCAGCAGAACAGTTTTTAATAAAGCCACTATTGCCATAGACAAATAGATATGGGTGTAACATAACACAACCACCTGACACCTCAATTGGGTCATTAGTTGGTGCACTACCGCCTGAGTCTACTAAGCCTTGAAAAGTACCAGTAGGAAAGTCTGCCACTAAAACTTGAGTATTAGTACTATTATCAATGTTTGTTAAGTTTAACCCTGGGTGTGCAATAAGTTGCTCATTTCCAGCGCCTGTAGTATCATAGCCAATATCAAACTGCCACAAATTTGAAGAGCTAGGCGTAAAAGAACTGGTTGCAGCAATTGTTATTGAAAACCCAGAGCCTGTGCCTCCAATACTAGCAGCTGTTGCGCTTAATACATTACCTGACGTGTAGCCTGTTCCAGCATTGACAAGAGTAACGCTAACAACCGCATTTCCTGAGACTGTAATATTTGCAGTTGCGCTAGTGCCTGTGCCGCCTGTTAACGCCACAGCAGCGTAAGTACCATTGGTATACGCGCTACCGCCTACTAAAGTAGAAAGTGTAGCAATGCTACCAATAAACTCAATGGATGTAGGGCCTGAGCCTACGCCATCATCGTTATCAGTAACCCATTGCTCTACGCCATCAGACCAGCCAGAATAGACATAGTTTAACCCGTTTAAAGAGTTCATAATCATGCCACGGCTAATGCCTGACGCGTTCAAAAAGATGCCACGATACCCACCAATTTTACGTGCTCGACTACGTTGAAAGCGTACCCATCTACCGTCTACAAAAGTAGGCGCGTCAAACAGCGTACCATCTCTCTGGATACCTGCTTTGATTTGAAGGGATATAACCTTAGATGTCAAAACGTGCCGCCTTTAATACCATCAGTAACGTGTAAGCCGTCAGCTTGTATTGACATTTTAGCAACACCGCTTAACGACCAGCCTATAGCGCCACTAGAAGGTTGATACATACCAGTTGTAGTATCACCTGAGTAGTTTAATGATGGGTTAGCTGCAGTACCTGCGTTTAACGTTAAACTTGGCAGTGTTGAAATAGTCGCGCTGTTTGCGTTATATACGTTGGTGCCATCACAAACAAGAATCAATGACTGATTTTGTGGAATAGTAACTGTTGCTGCGCCTGACGCTGCTGTTCTAAAAGTTAACGTAAACGCGCCAGTTGTCAAGTTAGTTACTACATACAGCTGCACAGTAGGCGGTAGTATGATTTGAATATTACTGGACAATACGCCAAAATATTCTTGAATAACGTTAGAACCTTCTGCCGATGATAGCGTGACTGTAGGCCCTAGGCCTGTTAAATCTTTGGCCAATTGCGTGTAAAAGAATTGAACAGCTTGACCATAGCCAAACGTGTTAAATCCAGAGCTGCCATTAGACACAACTACAAACGACTCGCCTAGTTGTAATTGCTGACTGCCGTTACCGTCAATTGTATCAGCGCCAACTGGTTGAATTGTTAGAATACCTGTGCCGCTATTACGAATCATGGTAAACCAGTTATTACCAACAGAGGCTGCTGACGGTAATGTAATTGTGCCTACACCACCTGTGTATACTGCAAACTCAGCGCGATCTACAGAAGTTAAAGTAGCGCTACTACCATAAGTTACAACGTTGTATGACTGATTTAATGTAGTGCTAATTGCTGTTAAACCATACCCTGCAAGAGCTGCCGCATTGGCTGAGCTTGTGCCTGCGCCAAATTGAACTGTAGCCCACGTGCCCGGAATGGTTGTGTTATCCGTAATGTAGATATATTGCGCAATACCTGAAGTAACAACAATAATGGTGCTACCATCACTCTTTACAACAGTAAATGAGTTAGCGCCAATGTTTTTAATCAGCACGCTTTGACCTACAGAAACTTGTGTAGCTGCAGGCATATACAACTTAAGATTTGCTACTGATGCAGTAACTTCAATAATATTAGCAACTACATCACTTGTATTGCCATTGACCGGCCATTGTAAAGTGGTATCAGTGCTAATTGTTAACTGCTCATAGCCAACTTGAGAAGGCTGAATTGTTTGACCAGTAAAGGGGTTTAAATATGAAGTCATGGTTAGCTCTCAATAGCAACAGTTTGACGGTCGCCCAGACGCGTAATGTCTTCAGTTTTCAATGCAGAAAGCGCTTGGTCGTACTTTTGTTGAAAGATTTGACGGCTATCATTCTTTAAGAATGGCATTGCTTGCAATAGAGTACCAAAGAGCATTGCATTGGGGGCATTCTGAGTGATCCAATTTGTTTGATTCTCAGAAGAAAGTGGTGAAATTCTTTCATAGTACAGAACTTCAAACGTATAAGCAGCATCTGGTGTAGGGGCTACAAGCCAATGCTCATAGTCATAGTCAGCGTAATAAAGAGGCGTGCTGGTGGTTGTGGCGTTAGGCGCATATAGTTTCAAATACTCATACTTTCTTAACAAGACTGGCAATCTTTGGCCATTCTTAAGTATGTTCATTGATACAGTCTTACGCCATCTTGCAGGTTTGGCAATCGTAGGATCGCCGGTATTCATTTGACTTTCAACAACTTGCAGCTGCCCTAATGTCTTAATTTGCTGAGCAATTTCAAACTCAGCCAAAGTAATAAATGTCGGGATTGCATCAACGACAGCTTGGTCGCTACGTTCAAGATACTGTAAAACAGTACTTGTTAAAGAGTCATAGGTTAGTACAAACGAGACGGTCACGCCAGTTCTCCACAAATAGAAATTTGTATTACGCAAAAACCATCTAGTTTTTTCACCATTTTATACTTATCTTAGTAAAAGTTATACAGTTACGCATAAACTCTTGTGCCAGCTCTATCAATAATCAAAGCTTGACGACGAGGCTTAGCGCCTTCAGTATTAGTTACACTAATATGCGTCCAACGATCAAACTCACGAATGATTTGGTCAAACTCAAGATCAGACGCAATCACTGCTTTTACCACTTCATCTGGCGTCATGCCGGGAACTCGAATATCTGCGGCGCAGCCAATTCGATGCTGGCTAGTATCTTTAGAGCCAACAGCGTCATTTACCGCTTTTGACCGAAACGCGCTATTAACCATAATCGGCTTACCACCCAATACTGTCTTAACCTGTTCAAGAAAAGCCGCAAGGCGAGTAAGATTCGCCATTTCAGAGGCGTTAGGTTCATTGCTAAACTCCCTATGATCTGTATGTGTTAATTCTTCTAAAGTAAAGTGCTCAGTTAGATTCATGTTTTTCCGCCATCTTTTCTTGTGTTCTGCCGTAAACTGCAATACCTAAAATAGCACCCATAGCCATATGAAATAGACCTGCGCCTTGTAATGTCAAAGGTT